CGGATATATTCTGTATCCGGCCACCTGTTCAGGTAAGCTTTCCAAGTCTGTGTCAGAAGCCTCCGGGCCGTGAACTGCTCGACATAATCAATAGCGATGTAAATAAGCGTCTGAATATATGTATCATCGTTTGTGATAGCAGTCGGTATCCGCAAATGGCTTTTGGCTTCAGCCAAAGTAATCGGATACAGCACCGGTGCCGTGTTCAGAACGGTTATCATAATATCAAACCTTAAACATCAATTTCTTCCCAAACAAAATGGAATAGAACGGAAGATGTTTGAATCGCGAACGTATAGGTCAAAAGGGCATAGCCAGGCGGAATAATGATGCTTCCATCAATTTTATAGATATTTCCACCAAGGCTCGGAACTGTTGAAATAGCGCCTTCCATTGAGCTTCCAAAATGCCTGATCAGAATGGGCGTTCCGATTGTTGCCCCATTGTCGCAAAGCGCATTGGTCGATCCTGCACCCCACTTTGCAGAGCGAGCCGTTATGGTGGTAGCCATGTCTCCAACCGTCGCTACCATTAAACCAAAACTGCCCTCTGTATTCATCACAACCTCTTGAGCCCATCCAAACTCATGGAAAACATAATCCTTTCCAGATGTGGCCGGGTTTCCAACTCCAAGACCTGTCCACGTTGTCGCAAGGGCGGCAGTTGTTGTTACATTGGTTTGATTGGCAACCGAAAATAACCGGCCCTGAAGAGCCGCATCATACAGCGGACTTCTGGTTATAAGAATTCCATCGGAGTCCATTATCGGGGGTCTTCCGACACCATCCCTGTCTTTTCCGTACATAACCTGTTCTCCTTTTTGGTATTTGTTAAATTTCGTTTAGTACGTTTTTGCCTCGTAAATCATTTTCCCACATGCCGTTATGATAAATATACTCTTCGCCGGTATCAATCGCATGAAAGGTTGAACCTTCAGGAACACCAGAAGACGGTTTTACATCGGACGAAAGCCCTGTCCATCTGAATATTTTTGTTTCAAGTTTAACAGTCATGCTTTTCTCCTCTTATACAAGCGCTTCTGCGTAAGCTCCAGCGGACATCGGATAATAAAACAAATGGCCAGTTGCGGAGATCGTGGCCGCCTGAGTCGCGGCACTCACCAGCATACCAATCGTACCGGCGGTATTCGCTCCTGCAGCGGTTTCTCCGCCAAGGATATGAATTTTCCCGGCACCCTCAACGTCTGTCAGGCCGGCACTGTCGGTAATTACGGCCGCTGTTGCTACGGCACCGCCGACCCATGTGATCCTGGTATGGGCTCCGACACTCGCGATGCTTGCACATGCAGCGCCCATGGCGTTCACGGCGATAACCGGTGTTGTAAATGTGCAATTATATTGAACTTGCGTTAATGCGGCGTCCGCTGCGGAAGTAATCTCGATGAAAAGCTGTACGACCGCAATCCTGCCGACAATGGTGAAAAGTTCTGTCTGAACCGCGTCTGTAAAATTGGCTGCAACCAAAACTCCATCGGTTGTTTTAACGTGCATACCTGTCATCAGGTCTGCGATTCTGGCCCTGGTACTCGGTGCATAGTTTGGCATTTGTCACCCTCCTATATTGTTGAAATTGTTACTCGGTTATGGCTTTTTCAGCCTCATCCTGTTTTTTAGAAACAGATTTTTCTTTCGGATCTTTTTTAAATTTTTTAACAGGATCTTCTTTTTCCGGTTTTTTGGTTTCTATTTTTTCTTTCGCCTCTTTAGCTGCCTTTTTTTCAGCCGCGTCCTTCTCAACCCACTGAATATAAGGCATCGCAATACCAATTTCGCACACACGGGCACCGAGAGTTTCTTCAACGGAATAATCCTTCCCGGCCTTGTGTCCGTCATGGTCCCGTAAATATACGACACGCATTGTCATTGTGATTTCCCCTTTTTTAAAAGCTCCCCCCCCTCGATGGAGGGGAGCTGGTTTTATTCCAAGGTCGATTTATCGGCTGTTAGTTAAGCCAACGCTGTCGCTGATGCATTACCCGTATATCTCGGCTCCAATAACGCAAAAACCGAGGCCAGACCGGTAGCAGCCCCACATGTGATTGACAAGCTCAACCAGGACTCACCATTGGCAACATCCATGATAGACGCATCAACCTCAATCAGAAGCATGTAGTTCGGGTATGTGGCCTGTGCAACAACAAGGCCGGTAGCCGCTGTTACCTCCACTTCTGCAGCAAGCACATCGGCTCCAGATGCCGGCGTAGTACCAGCCGCCGCCCATAGACATGTCGATCCACCATATGCATATTTGAAAGGCAGGGCGGACGTAAGCGCCATGTCAGTAGCGCCACTGTATGCCTTTATGGTAACGTCCGCGACGGCCAGGGTTCCAATATCTATCAAATATGTGCAACTGTGAAAGTTTTTCATATTGATCCCTTTTGTCGTGGCGGTCGCACCTGTGTTGTAATCCAGGTTACTTGTCACCAGAACAATTTTATATTTTTCTGCAAGTTTCATTTGTTTAACTCTCCTTTTTTATGCCCACCCAAAGATGGGGTTGTTTTAATTAATCCCTGCTATCCAGTTTGACAAAGTGAGACAGCGTATTGGTCCCCTTGTACGGTGTAATCGCCGAACCCAATTCGGGCTGTCCGTCGAAACGGTAAACGAATCTGAAAACAGATTCATCGTAAAGAAACCGAACATGGATGGAGACATCCTGCTTCAGTCCGCCCTTATCGATCGCAAGATATTTCGAAAAGTCGCAAAGCATAATGTCGCCGGTTGTCCCTACTGTCTGACAATGCTCAATCGGGACTACAGGTCTTCCAAGCAGGGTTGCATAAGGAGAAGCAGAAGCTCCGCCAGCCGGCAAATAAACAGGAACGCCGCCGGTGCCGACCGGGATGCTCATCGTATTTAATTGCGGTTCACAATCCTGGTTGATAACCCAAACCGAGTTCGGGCGACTGGAGGCTATCATCCTTGAAAACATTTTATTAATGTTATCATAAACTATTGTGTCGGCGTCTTGCCCGGCTTCTTTGCCCACGGAAACAACACATCCTGAATTTAAAATTCCAAGGGCTTCGCCGGCACCGGTCCCATTGATGATCCAGTCAACCAGTTTAAAAGTAAATTCATCTTGGAAACCGTTCGTGATTACCTGTTCGAGTGCCTGGGCATCTTCGAGCAATTCGTCTGTGGCGTAGCAAAGGCCGATAAGTTTTTTCAGGCTCAAAGAAATTTGTCTGAATTTCGGCTTGCTTCCGGTTTTCTCTGCCGCTTCAGCAGCGGAATAGACCGTAATACCACCAGATCGGTATCCATTCGCTCGGCTCGTTTCATCGATTCCGTTGAATTTCATTCCGTTTTTATTTCCGGAAAGTGTAATTTTATTGATTCTCGGAAGAATTTCACCATTTGTCCAAACAGGCTTGATAATTCTACTGGCCAGTTCTGAATCAACCAAAAACCCACCATCGGAAGGAACGCCTTCGCTCAAGCCACTCGCGGCTCTTGTCGAAAGCCTCGGATCAACAGGCTCGCCTGGAGTACCGGCTCTCATTACCGCCTGAAAAAATTCGCCAGGGGAAAGAAAGCTGTCTCTTTTCTGTTGCTCTGTTTTTTCCTCACCAGGAATGACTTTATGAGCTTTTCCGACAGGCTCTTTCAGCCTTTCTTCTTTGTTTTGAATCCGCTCTTCGGTCGCGATCTGCTCTTCCAGCTCATCAACCTTTGAAAGAATGGTATCAACGAGTTCCCTTTCTTCCGGATTCGGATTTCTGTTTTCGGATACGCAGCGAGCCTTCATGTCTCCGACCTTCTGCATAAGATTTTCGATTGTTTCTTTCATCTCGGTTATGGTTTTGTAACTCATAATTGTTCGATCTCCTTTTTCTGAGCTTCGATGCCCATTTTGTAAATTCGGTCATTGATTACGGACATTCTTTCTTCAAGTCCGTCCATTTCCGGTGGAAAACCTTCATCGAGCTTCGGCTCATTTGGATTTCCCGGGGGGTCATCGAGCTTCGGCTCCTCAACCCCATGTTTTTCTTTTCGAATTTCTTCAACTTGTTTAGCAACTCTTTCGAATTGTTCAAATCCATTAAAAACAAATTCCGTTCCGCCATCGGTTATCGAAAGCAGCGTGATCTTATCTCCATCATCGTTATCACTATCCGAGGGAGGAAGCTCACTTCTCGCCATTTCGAGCGAACGAAGGGCAACGGATGTATCCGGATATGCCGGGTATGTTACCGGACCGACATCAAAAATCTCTCCGAATTCGGTTATCGTTCTTCTCGGAGTATCGGACTTCAAATCTTTCCATTCGTCCGCGGTAATTGTAAAAGAAAATGATTGCCCGGTCAGAAGTCCGGCGTCTATTTCTTCTGCGATTTCCCTGAAATTCCGAGTATTAATGGGTGTTGCTTCATACCGAACCCCTTTTTCATCCTCGAAAAGTTTCAGATTCTTGCCTGTTCGAGCAAAAATAAGATCCGGGTTATGGTTTTTTAAACCACGGATATCCGATGTCTTAAGAGCCTTCTTTGCAGCGCCAGGAGCGACCCTTTCGATAAAACCCATGTTTTCAGAGTCTTTGTTGTAAACAATCGGATACCCCACAATTGACTTCAGTTTTCCGTCCGCATCCCTTTCGACCTTTACCGGTATGCTTAACGTTCGTATTTCTTTTTTCATTGGGCCAATCTCCTCTCGGGCAACAAAAAAGGGTAAACTGAGACAGGATTTCTCCTGATTGGGACTCCCAATTTACCCTTTGTTTTTGCTGTTTTCTGATGATCAGTCAGAATAAGCCCGAATTTTAGTTATATTGTTGTTAGACTCCTTTGTCTTTCATTATGCCACCCCTAATAAAAGTGGGGTATGTAGCACTCACATTTAAGTCTTGACATTATTAAGAAACGCTGAGATAACAATCACAGTTATGCACTACAATATTTTCAGCGTAAAACAAATTATCTTTAGTTCTGAGGTTATAAACTAAACCATGAAAACTATTATTCTCAATGCTGATAACTTCGTCTCCCAATATCTCAATGGAGAATCTGTCTTTTCCATCTCCAATAGACTTGGAGTTTCCAGAGCTGTGGTCAATAAAAATCTGCTCAGACATGGGATCAAACATCGTGGGCAGAGCGAGGCTGGAATGATCAATTGGAGAAATATGTCCACCGCTCAAAGAAAGCAACAAGTCTCTGCCGCGAACGCCGCTACACTCGGACGGATACCGAGCTTTACAGAACTCTGTAAAGCCGCTAAGACTCGTGAAGCGGAATTGATCGGAATCTCTGAGACTGAGATTAAATTCTCTAAGCTTATGGAACAAGTCGGGATTTCTTTCAAACAGCAAACTGCCATCGGCCCTTATAATTGTGATTTTACTATTGGTCCAGTTGCTATTGAGATTTTCGGTGGATGTTGGCACTGGTATGGCAATCATCTTGCCAAGGTCAATGAAAGATTTAGATACATCCTTAATCATGGCTTGCATATTTTGGTCATAAGTGACTATGGCGGAGTTCCTATTGGGGAGGATAGCCTCTCTTACATGATTTCCTATCTCAATTTCCTTGGCAGGCATCCAACCATGACTCGTGAGTATCGGGTGATTAGGGGTGCAGGAGAGCTTATTTCCAGCGGCAGTGCGAATGACGATGAGATTTCCATCAAACCAGTCTTCACTACTGGCAGAGACTCTGAAGGCCGTTACAAAAGCGTCCCCAGGTAAACATTTTCTATGCAATGGCGGATGAGCCTTTGTTCCATTAATTTTCATCGGTTGTTCAGCACCCTTGGGATTAAGCTCTTCCCCATCATTAACATATGATTCACCCTTCTTTATCACTTTACCATTAAGATGTTTACAATAATCACAAGTGTAATCCCCCCTAATCCTCCATATTGTTTTGAGCCCGGCCCCAAACGCTATGAATTGGAAAATAGCATTCGACATTCTGTTTGTCTCTTGAATAGAGATAGCATCGGCTCTTTTTTCATGCCATTCATCAATCCTGGGCTCTAAGAGCGCAATATCATCCTCCAAAAGCGCCAAAAGCTGCCCCCTGGATGATTCAACATGCCTTTCGGCATATCTGTTTACAAAATCATCCACGAATGCCATGATATCTTCCGGATCCACGCCGATTTCGCTCGCCGAAGCGTCCCCTATAGCATCGGCAAAGCTTGTAAATGTCGGACCGAGTTTCCTGAGAATATATTCAGGAAGAGACTCGTAAAATTCTTCCAGAAACTTTTCAATGTCTGTTTTTGATCTGCTTCCAAGCTGTTTCTTGATCGCAACACTCTCACGATTGATAACCGATTGCGCTGCGTCTTTAAAAAGAGGCAAATATCGCTTGATTATCCGATCCCGGACCATGACTCCGCGGGTTTCCTGTAAACTTCTTACATTTTGTGGACTGAAAAAATCTTTCGCCTCTTCTTTTGTTATAAGCTTGTCCTGCTGAATGTCTCCGATCATATCTATGGGAACGAGATTGAGCTGGATATATCCTCTTTCTCCGCCCTTAACCGGATTCAGGTTTTCTGTCGCAAGAATTTCATTCAGAGGATAACCCATGGTATGAAGTATTTTATAGAATTCCCCTCTCGCCTGTGTATCCCCTCTGAGCATCCCGGTAATCAGAAATTCAACAAAAAGACCGGAATTTCGCTCTTTTTTGGTCAATAATTGATGATTGGCAGCCATTTCGATCCGTCTTAGCCAGTGAGAAAGGCATGAATCAATATATCCCTGGTTTTCCTGCTCAAGATTATTTCTGTTTGAGTTCTCTCCGTGGATTGCAATTTTATGTGGAGGCATATGATAGAATCCGCATACTTCCAATTTCTGAAAAGTGCGGCCTTCGAGAAACTGGGCATCGCGCAACGGCATTGAAAGCGTATTATATTTGAGTCCGCCTTCTAAAAGGACAACTGAATGAGATTTTCCGAGCCCGGCATACTGTTCCTTGAAATTATCAATGAACTCTTTCCTTTTATCGCCAAGAAACCCCTCCATTTCGAGGGTTCCTGAAGGATGGGTGCCTTTTGAAAAGAAATTGGCTCCGAATTCATCGGATGCCATTCCAAACCCGATCGCTTCTCTTGCGATATTGATCATCGACATCCCAACCAGGCCGTTGAACCCGAAACCAGGAACGTGAAACATATTTCTGCGTGGCAACAGGTTTTCTTTCCCGTTTTTATCTTTCCATTTGTACCACAATTCACCGGATTTGCTTCTGTAAACCTCCATTCCTTCCGGCTCTATCGGGTGCAGCTCTATTATCCGATCCTGTTTGTCCCTCAAAATCTGAGAGAATCCGTTTCCCCATAAAAGAAGATGGGAAGAAAGCGACTCCCTCCAATTAAAAGTATTGATCTCTTCGTTCGGCGCAACCTGTAAGAGATCATACAAGGGGTGTCCGGTAAATCGTTCCCGGCTGCCATCAGATTTTTTTTTATAGAGAACAAATGGAAGCTTGGCGACATCGCCAGCAATCAAAGAAACACACGCGAAAACAGTCAGATAGGTAAGTGCATTCCGTTCGCTCACATCTACACCGGCTTTTGTCGGAGCGAAAATGGGCATGTACCACCTGTCATCAGATGGCGACCATGCTCTGCTGAGCAATTCTTTAAAAACACCCATTATTTACGAGTCCCAAGAATGCCGATCAAAAGCACTAAAAATCCGGTGATTGTCAAAGCGGGGCCGAGCCCAAACCATAGATACAACCCTGCGCCGAATCCAATTAATCCGAATAAAATAAGAAAATCTGACAGGTCAATGCTTTTAATGAGCTTTTTCATTAAGTTGTCACAGCATTTTAATTGTCCTGAAAAAAAGTGGATTTTTGAATCAATGTATCAAAATTTATTGATGTATGATATTTTGCAAAAAATCGAATGTCAATCTAAAAAATACAATAAATAGACGGTAAATACCATATATGGATATTTTTAGGAAAAAATTATGCAGATTTTGTGGTTTGAGATATGGGTTCGATGGTATTAAATCGATTATTACATGATTTACATACCCTTCTTCTTTTGATCTTAACCGGATAACTTTTATCGCGTTTTTTGTCTGTTCCTATCGGAATCGAGTATAAAACAATGACCTCTCCACCGCATTTTTCACACTTCATGGACATTCCCTCCATTTTTCAGCAAACAGCGGTTACTTGCGGAGCCTGTGTCGGTTTTGAATGCAACGACCGGCTTAAAGCAAGGATCGAAGCAATGGCGCCATCAATCTTATTCTCTGGCTTTTCTTTATAAGGGAAAACATTATCTTTTTTATCCAAATTAATTACGACGTTGCCGACACACCAGGAAAGGACCGGATTTCCGTCATGAAACAATTTTTCTTCCAGAACCAGTGCCTCCATTTCCTTTGTCGGCTCGCTCAAATGACCAACCGTCTGAGGAACCTCGATCATCTCGATCCCCTCTTTCTGCATATGCGCGACAAACTGGGCAGCGTTCCATGGATCATGCGGAACCTCAAGCACGTTATAATTCCTGGCTATGTGCCTAAGATCTTCCTCAATAACATCAATATCGATTCGATTCCCGGGCGTGAGCGTTATATATCCATCGTGAGCCCACCCTGCATAGTGAGTTTTGTCCTCTCCTTTGGCGCGTTCTTCCGGCAGATAAAACTTAACGAATAAATAATAAATTTCTCCCCTTCTGAAAAGAATACTCATGGCGGCAAGGTCTATTTTCGAAGCAAGATCGATCCCAACCCAACAGTCTTCACCGGCGAAATCTTCCATCCTGAGTTCCGGATCTGCACAATTCTCCCATTTGTTGATATCCATCCAAGCAACTCCGGCATTACACCATTGATTGAGATGCTTACACCGGAGAATGTTCTGCTTTGCTGCAGCCTGCATCGCCTCATTGTATTGTTTTCTCAGATAGGGTTCAAATAAGCTTACCTGGTAATTAGGATTTGCTTTTCGCCACAGATTGAAATCCGTCCAATCGTCGTCCTTGTCCAGAGTGTAAATTACAGTAAAAATAGAATCGTTTACGATCTCGCCGGATAAAACTTTTATACACTGACTTCTTTTATCATAACAAGGGCTTGCCGTATTGGTTCCCGCGGTCGTGATGACAACCAAAAGAGGCTGTTGCCTGGCACCCATGCCGGTTCCCATGGTATCGTAAAGATCTGATGTCCTGTGTTCATGATACTCATCCACGATGGCGCAATGTGGGGAATCTCCATCCCCGGGAAGACCGACAATCGGAAAAAACTTACTGTTTGTCGAAAGGCAATAGATCCCCTTCGGATATTTCCTGGTTCCGGATGTATCAAGACCGAAATATTCAGCGTATTCTTTATTATCGACCGTCATCAGCCACGCCGGTTCAAACACCTTCATGGCTTGCTTCTCGGTCGTAGCCCCGGAATAAATTTCGGCACCAGGCTCCCCATCAACAGCGAACATATAATTACCGATTATGGCCGCTGTAACCGACTTGCCATTTTTTCGGGGAACCTCGATATAGATTTCCCTGAACCTTCTTAGGTTGTCAGATCTGTTAACCCATCCAAAAGCAACCGAAAAAATAAAACATTGCCACGGTTGCAACTTCAGCAACGTTCCTTTCCACTTTCCGGAAACGTGAGTCATTGTTTCGGCAAAATTGCAGATCTGTTCTCCGAGTTCCGGAATAAACTTATAAGGAAATTTGGAGTTTTTCTTTTTGGAGAGATCCCAGTCATTAAGATGTCGAATACATGCCTGTTTCACATAAAGGCAGACATCTATCTTGCCATCTCGCACATCCCGGGCATATTTGTGGGCTATATTAACGTGCGGATTTGCCATTTACTGATGTTCGCTTCATGTTTAATCCATTATTTTTTAAACTGGGCATATTTGGATGGTTTTGGATCATCCTTCGTGGCAGCCGTTACTTTCTGAACACTGGCCGGCGTCATTCCGAATTCAGTAAGAAAGTCTTTCATGATCTTCATGGCCGTATGCTTAATGCCGATTAGCGGATTCTGAATTTTATTCCCACTGATCGTCGTTATTTCGTATTTCGACCTTAATCCCTTCGTCTTCGCTTCATCATCGAGAAGTTCACTTGTCTCAACAAATTCAGCATAAGCCTCGCAATATGCGGCCAAAGCAGCCATGCTTACATCAGAAATCAAACCGAGCTTTTCAAGATGTGTCGTTATCCGGCCCCACTCTATCAGGGCAACCCTTGAGATATGATTCGGAGCTTTCGGTATGTTTATGTCTGGTTTCGGCTCGTTCTTATTGCCTCGATGTTTTTTAAACGTTCCCTTAATAACTTTCAAGTTCGTAGGTAATTTTTTTCTTCCCACAACCCCCTTCCTCCCGCTCCCGGGATATTAATATATAAATAATTATCGCCTATTATTTTAGTTGGTAGTCGCTTCCACTACTTGCTCAAATTAGATACTTGCGCAGTTTTCGCCAAAAAAAACCCACAACTGTCTCCTGCCTCTCGCCGTAAGACGCCTGTTTTCTGTCATTAAGCCAAGGTCAACTAAAATCATAAAGGCCGTGTACCCGGTACTATACTCGCTTGCCCACTTCAAAAGAGCGCCTTTTACAACATCCATTTTCCGACCATTCAAATCCGAACCAAAGTTGGCTCTCCCCCAAATAGCTTCAACCTCTTCTATTGTCACTGGTTTGAATTTTATCATATTGTTAAACCCCCTAGATTCTTCCATTACCTACGTAAAAAAGGGCTTGCCCAAGGCCCTTACCGCTATTAAATAAGCCAGCACACCGGAGCCGGATTCGCCACCTAAAACAACCGGGCCAGTTGAGTAAAACACACAGGCCGCGCTCATTCCTGTGTCTCGACATTCCATCGGTTAGGTGCTGACTTGTGGAAATCATACTAAAATCCCATTATTTGTTTTGGTTTTAACCAAAAAATTTCTTCATAACGATACTGGACTTCATATCAATATTATTTTTATGACAATATTGACTTAATCCAAATATATACGCATCAACGTTTGGAATTGTTTTTACACAATGACGAATCATAACCATTTCTAAGCATTCATCTTCATGGCCGCCTTCCTGGTCCCGCTTTTTTTCTTGCTGCTCAGTCGCCGGAGAGATCCATTTCGCTCTTTATAATACATCGTTCCGTCTTTTGTTGCAATAAACGGGTTAAAATAACCCTTAAAATTGATCAGATACCAAGCTTTTAGCTTGCGAAACAGGAGTTTTATTTTGTTTGGTATAAACCTATTATTCATTGACTATAACCCTCAAAATCGCGATCTTGAGTCCGGTGAATTCAAATATAAAGTTCAGCCTGGCGTACATGAACGAATCTTTTGGTATAACGCACAACTGCCGGTTTATGATTTCCCTTTCCCGGACCAGATCTTTAATGTGGCTTTTGATTAACTTTCTGATCATTTTCATTCACAATCACAATTTATCTGATGTTCCAACATATCCATGACAATGGATAGCATCGGTGCATTCAACCCTATCGACGCCACAGCCATCTTCCCCTGTTTCAAAACATCTGCCTTCGAACCCACTGTCGCCTATAATCACTGGGCTTTCTTTCCAGAACTTACAAAGGCCGGCAGCATGTTTTTCTGAAGGCCGGTTTCCAACTCTACCATGCAGACCTAAAGCATGTTTCCAGAACATAGGATCGTCGTCTTCAGCAACCAACACGGGCATCATCGAATTAACCATATATAGAGCGGAGGTTTCATGGCCGCTCTGTGTCGGATATACAGAACAACAATATGCTGTCAGCATTTTAACCGCGGAGTTGAACCGTTCCGACCGATATTCAACATACTCTTCTATGGTGAACAGTCTTCCCATTTTTATTTTTCCTGTTTGGATTTGTTTGCCTTCGGGACTTTTTTAGAGGACACAGCGATTGACGGCTCCGTTAAACCGAATTCTTTCATATCCAGTTTCCCAACAGCGATCCGGATAATGTCGCCCATCGATTTTTCGGATACCGCAGACATCAGCTTGACCTTTTTGTGAGTG